ATGCAGCTATATCCATCAACATTCACAAATTCAACAGGTGAACTAGACCAGTACACAAGAAAAGATTTTAGTTACGATACCGACGATCCAAAAGAATTGCGACGTCTAGCATATAATGAACTAAAAAAACATTGCTATCCAGCAATCACTTATGAAGTCGATGGCTTTGTCGATGTTGAAATAGGCGATACAGTCAAAATTCATGATTCAGGATTCAATCCTTTGCTAGTAGTTCAAGCGCGAGTTACTGAACAGAAAATCAGCTTTTCAAATCCAGCAAGCAACAAAACAGTATTTTCGAACTTTAAAGCCTTCGAAAATCAGTTATCAGACGGAATACAAGAGGCTCTTGAGCGCTTATTTGAGCAGTCTAAACCTTACATTATCAAGCTATCTACTAGCAATGGAATCATCTTTAAAAATCAAGCTGGTGAAAGTGTTATCACTCCTGCACTTTACAAGGGCGGTAAGTTGATAACAGCTGGAGTTACTTGGAGATGGTCTTTAAATGGGATTGTAACAACTGGTCAGACATACACAGCTAGAGGTAGAGATGTTTCTGGCGTAATCACATTGACTGCTGCAGCTTACATTGATAATGAAGAAGTCGCAGTAGATGAAATTTCTCTAGTAAATGTATCAGACGGCTTAAATGGCCCTAAAGGAGACCCTGGACCACAGGGAGCAATAGGCCCTCAAGGTGATCGTGGAGAAAAAGGCGATCGTGGAGAACGTGGTTTGCAAGGTATCCAAGGCTTGCAAGGAGCTAAAGGTGACCAAGGTATTCCTGGACCTAAAGGGGAAGATGGCCGTACGCAATATACCCACATGGCCTATGCTGATAATGCAACAGGTAGTGGATTCAGTCAAACAAACACAGACAAAGCCTTTGTTGGGGTGTACATAGACTTTAATCCAACAGATAGCAGAAATCCTGCTGACTATCGCTGGACGAGATGGAAAGGTCGTGATGGCGCCGATGGACTACCAGGTAAAGCTGGAGCAGATGGAAGAACACCTTATGTTCACTTTGCATACTCTGACAATGCGGATGGTTCTGGTTTGACAATGACAGATAATGGGCAGCGTTATTTTGGTCATTATTCAGATTATGAGAAACCTGACAGCTCAGATAAAACTAAGTACAAGTGGGCTGATCGTTGGGCTAAAGTTGAGGTTGGTTCACAGAACAGGTTTGTCCGAGATACTTCAGTTGCTGGGTATTTAGCAAATGCTGGGATTATTTCTCCAGCTAATTCTGTAAATAAAGAAAGGACGTCAGATTTTATTGACATCAATGGAGCATCCAATCTCATCTATCAGCTTTGGGTAACTACACCTAACGGAGGAATACCTTGGCATGCTTGGCAATTTTACGATGCTAATAAATCACCTATCGGAACTCGACTTACAGGTAAGGACAGTTATACTGTTCGTGCTCAAAAGTGGCATATAGTCAATAATATTACGGTACCAGCTACTGCTAAATTTATTAGACTATCTGCTAGAACTTACGAAGACGCTAAAATTAAATTAGAAATAGGCACCATCCCCACAGACTGGTCTCCATCTCCTGAAGATATTCAGAGAGACATTGACTCTAAAGCAGACCAAGGGCTGACTCAGGAACAACTCAATGCGCTAAATGAAAAGGCTGGGATTATTCAAGCTGAGGTAGAGGCTAAGGCTAGCGCTGATACGCTCGATAACTGGATTAAGGCTTATAAGGACTTTGTCAAGGCCAATGAAACCGCAAGGGCACAAGCTGAGAAAGATTTGATTTCAGCTAGTCAGCGTGTCTCTAATATTGCTAAAGACCTTGGAGAATTGTCTGACCGCTGGAATTTCATAGATAGCTATATGAGCTCATCAAATGAGGGGCTTGTGATTGGTAAGAATGATGGTAGCTCTAGCATGATGTTCAATCCTAACGGTCGAATTTCAATGTATTCAGCAGGGGTTGAGGTTATGTATATCTCTCAAGGTGTAATCCACATCGAGAACGGTATTTTCTCTAAAACTATCCAGATAGGACGCTTTAGAGAAGAGCAGTATCACATTAACCCAGATATGAACGTAATTAGATATGCAGGAGGTGCTTAATGGCTGATTTTTGGTCAAATACTAATAGAGGTTATCGTATCAGATTGTGGATAGATCAAACCTCGCAGAGCATTGAAGACAATAGCAGTCAAGTCAGGGTTAGACTTGCCTTGTTAAATACTTTTACGACTTTCGCAGAATACAACTGTACTGCTTCGGTGACTATTGATGGACAGATTATCAACTGGTCAGGTCGTCCGTCTATGCTTAGTCAAAATCAGGTAATCATGCTAATTGACCGAACTGTCACAGTCGGCCATAACGCAGACGGAACCAAGACATTTAATTTGTCCGCTAGCTTTTCAGGGAGTGGTGGATGGTCTCCTGACGATCTAAATATTGATGGTAACTCGTTTACTTTGACAACAATCCCAAGATCTAGCTCTGTGAGCGTGAGCACTGGGGTCATTGGCAGTGCGGTTACTATCAACATTAACCGTCAAAGTTCCAGTTTTAAGCATACAGTGCGCTATGCCTGGGCTGGTAAGAGTGGAACGATTGCGACGAATGTAGACACATCCACAACGTGGATAATCCCTCTTGACTTCGCAAACGACATCCCAAACTCAGCGAGTGGGACAGGGACTATCTACGTTGATACGTATTCAGGCTCTACCAAGACAGGCACACAGTCAGCCACATTCACGGCAAGCGTGCCAGATAATCTCAAGCCTACATTTTCAGGTATCACATTGTCAGATTTGAACTCTGCAGCACAGAACCTTATCCCAAGCGGTAACATGTTCATT